AAATCACGGACCCGTCACTGGTACCGGATCAGTACAAGGTCATCGATGAAAAGGCCATCGGTGCCGTGGTGCGCGCACTGAAGGATAAAACCAACATTCCGGGAGTGAAGGTTTACCCGGAAAACAGTATGGCGGCAGGTTCCAGATAATGGGCGTTACGGTTATACCGGAAAAGCGCGTTTTTTTCTGTGATTTTTGCGGGAAGGAAGGCGAACGCCCACGTGATGAGCCTGAAATACAGATAAACAGACACGCGCTTGATTTTAATGGCCAGGCGGTAGCGTCGGCCAATAAAAAATATCAACCATGCCGTTCGTGTATGGACCAGTTTGATAAATGCTTTATACAACTGGTGCGCCATCTTCACGCAACAAGGGACCAGGAAGAGGGTTAGTTTTATGGCCACAGACGATATGTTCCCGGCCGACAAAGACCAGCGGATGGTCTTTACCAAGGCCGAAGTAATCCAGGAGATGCGCCGCGAGCTGGCCATGCGCCAGCGTGTGTATGCAAACCAGGTGGCATCAGGGAAGATGAATCGCGCCGAAGCTGAACGCCGGATGGGGATTGTTAGATCCATCATCGATGACTACCAGGTGATGGCCAAGAACGGTATCAATCTGGATTCGATGCGATGACCGCCGAAGAAGCGCAAGAGCTGATCCAGCAGGTTAAAAAACTTTGTTTACTTCATATGTACGATGAAGCGATAGCAAAGACCAATGACCTGCTGGATTTTGATTTTAACACTGCTGTGAAGGCGCACTTATTGTGTATTGAGCATGAGTACGCCTGGCAGCTTCGAAAAATGACGGATAGAACCAATGTCAACACAAAATAAAAAACCTGATCCTGGCTGCATCCATTGCAGTGGTACCGGCCAGTATGTGGATATTCAAAACGACACGACTATTGATTGTGTTTGTACGCGTGACCTGGGTAATCCAATCATGGACGATACGGGCGATTCGATGGAGTTTAAGCAGCACCTGCAGAAAGAGGCCAGCAGTCAAGATGCCAGGCGACGGGAGATATCGAAACAACTTGAAGATAAAAAGCCGCAAATATCGGCAGCTTTTGAGGATGATATTCCTAAAGTGGCCGGTATAGCGATGAGGATAAACACCAGCGAAGGGAAAGCCATTTATAACAGCCAAAATCGTGAGAGGGAGGCGATACTCGCGGCGCGTGATCATTGCCAGTTCGCAAGGGACACACTGTTAGAACACTGTCCGGATGACGGGGAAATTATGATGGCCGATACCTGCCTTTCGCAGGCGCTGTATTGGTTCGATAAGGCACGGGAAAAATGGTAACCGGCGAGACTCACAGGTAATGACAATGCAAATAACATTCAACGATTCGCCGACCGACGCCATTTTGAAAGTATCCAAAAACAACCCCGGCGCCGGCGTGGCAATATCTCAAATGATGGAGACTGTCAGCAAAGTTGACCCTGACAGTACACTGGGCGCCATCGGTGTAGTGTTTAAACTCGACGACTTGGAGGTGTACGGCGAGGATGTGCACATGCTGTACAAGTATCATTGCGGACAGGACCCAAAGCGGTTATTGCTGCTAATGCGTGCCGTGTACCTTGGGCTGTTTTCCCTGGAAAAATTCAAGGCCATGTCAAAGCATCCCCGGCGCGACCTATTGACCGCCGCGCAGTGGGATAGATTAATCATGCGAGTCAAAAAGGAGGTGCCACGATTTAAAATCGATATCGAGGAATAACCACGCGGTGGCAAGCCTATGGCCGGCGCCCTGGCTATCCAACCAGGGCCGGAGGAAACCCCGATGACCTCCACCTGTTCGAATCAGGGTCACCGCTCCAATAACCAACTAGGTGAATAAAAAATGCAAATGAATTTAAGACTGTTTTTTGATACGGAAACCACCGGGCTACCGACGTGGGGCAAACCGTCAGATAATCCAATCCAGCCGCACATTGTTGAACTGGCGGCGGACCTGGTGGATATCAACACGCGGGAAACCATGGCATCCATGGACGTGCTGGTAAAGCCGGAGGGTTGGGTTATTCCCAAGGAAGCCATGGATTGCCACGGGATCACAAACGAGCTGGCGGACGCGGTGGGGGTGCCAGAGCATTACGCGCTTAACTGGTTCTTTGAGCTGTGGGCGGCGGGCGATCGATGCAGGATAGTTGCTCATAACTGCACCTTTGATCACCGGATGATGCGCATAGGCGCAAAGCGCTACTTCCCGGATTCGATACTGAAGGCCTGGGGCAAACCGGAAAAAGGCGTTAATTACGAATGTACCGGCCTGATGTCCAAGCCGATCATGCAGATGCCGCCCTATGGTAAGTACGGTTGGAAGATGCCAAAGCTTACCGAAGCTTACGAGCATTTTACCGGCAATCCGTTGGTGAACGCGCACCGGGCGCGGGCTGATGTCGATGCCTGCAAAGCGGTTTACTTTGCCATCCTGGACGCCGGCGGCTCTCCGGAGGCAGCATGAAAAAGGTTTTTAATTATCACTATGCCAGCAAGATGCTGATAAATGGGATTGATTGTGTGGTGTTAACAGAAAAAGAGGCTGATCTGGAAAGCGTTTTTTATAGTATCCATCCGGGCTGCGCATTTTCACTGGAAAAAGTATATCCGTGCTTATTGGAGGGGGATATTGATCGCAAGCAACTGGAATACCACCAGTTTGAAAAAGACGATACCACTCAAGAGCAGGTTGTCACCCGAGGCCAAACGAATATCGCCAGGGATTTAGGTAATTTGCCGCTGATCCCGTTCAGGAGTACCAGGCTATGATGGTCTTTGTCGGTATTGATCCCGGCGTGTCCGGCGCCGTCGCCTTCCTGGACCAGGACGGGGATCTGATCGAGGTTCTGGACATGCCCACCATGCTGATGTCGGCCACCTCCAAAAAGCAGCAAGTGAACGCCTACGAGCTGTCGAAGCTTTTTGATGTGGGGATAGATTACTCCGGCACTGTTCCTGAAATAACGGCCTACGTGGAGCGCGTCAGCTCCATGCCAGGCCAGGGGGTGGCGTCTATGTTCAATTTCGGGGTGTCGTTCGGCATCATCCAGGGCGTGCTGGCCGGGTTATCGATACCTATGCAGCTGGTGACGCCGGTCAAGTGGAAGCGCCACCACGGGCTACAGGGCGCGGACAAGGACTATGCCAGGACCAAGGCGCAGAATCTGTACCCGGTGGCGCCCCTGGGCCGCAAGAAGGACATAGGGCGGGCTGATGCGCTGTTGATAGCCCGGTACGGTTTTGAAGACATCAACAATCGAGGAGGGTGATATGTCGCGCTTACACCAGTTTGAGGAAGCACTGCCGCACGTAAAGTGCGGCTTACCCGCCAGGCGCCAGGATTGGCCGGCCACGGATTATATTTGCACCAACTGGGATGGTGTTCAGGGTAAGGATTTCATCATGAAGTACTCGCCAGGCAAGCCTGCAACGTTGTGGCAACCGAAAGAGGCCGACTTAATGGCCGCAGACTGGGTGCTGATCAGTTACAAAGGCGGTAAGGCATGAAAGCGCTGTCTATCCGCCAGCCCTGGGCGTGGGCAATCGTCCAGGGTCTGAAGCCGGTGGAGAACCGGACATGGGCCACAAAGTACCGTGGTCCTTTGCTTATCCACGCGGCGAAAACATTCGATTATGATGGTTTCTATTGGATTAATAACAATATCGGAAGATCAACTTCTTTGGATCAGTTTCAGATGGGGGGAATTATCGGCCAGGTTAACTTGGTTGACTCCGTTCAGGAATTTGATTCTAAGTGGTTTTTTGGTCCTTATGGGTTCGTCCTGGAAGATCCAAAGCCGCTACCGTTTACGCCAATGCGTGGCCGCCTCGGGCTGTTTGACGTCGATTGGGTTTATATCAGCAAAGTTGAGGAAAAATAACCATGAGCATGAAAAGTTATATCGGTACCAAAATAATCAATGCCAGGCCGCTGGAGAAGGACGGCAAGCCTGGTTATAAAGTTCGTTATCCTGATGGATATGAATCATGGAGCCCGAAGGAATCCTTTGAAATTGCATATAGAGAAGTGACGACGGAAGAGGAAAACCTGTTACTAAAGGACGGAATGGAAGGTGCAATTTGTATAGGGTGTGGCTGTGCTGATGACCGGGCTTGTGACGGCGGTTGCCATTGGTTAGTCAGGGATGAAGAAGACGATCGTGGAGTATGCTCCCGCTGTATTGATCATATAGAGCGATGGCAGAGAGGGGAGCGGAATGTCATTAGACGCTGAATACCCTGAAGCCATGGCGCCTATCACGCTGGACAACCTGGTCCGTGAGTACATTTGCCCGCACACATGGTGCATGGTCGCGGTTTTTGAGGTGGACGGCCAGGTGGAGGAGTTTATACACCGTTGCAGCCCTGACAAAGACTGGTTTTTCCAGTGGGCAGAGTACTGCGCAGCTGTTAAGCAATGGGTGGACCGCCAGCAGTTGCAAGTTGCCGTGGATAAGGCAATGCGTAATTGCCCATCACAAGACGATTATTGGCCGCTGCGTGGCGATAGGCTAAACTGGTGGGGCATTTGCAAAAAAGTACTCCGGAGGATCTTTGTATGAAAGGCTACAAAAGCGAAAAACCCATGAAAAGCGAAGGTGGCGGCGCGTCAAAGACCAGCCAGTCTGGTTCCAGCGTTACCAAAACCAATGAAATGCGCTCTGACGTCACCAAGTCGCCGAGCCAGCACAACCCGTTCCCCAAGGGGATGAGTTAATCAAGTCTTAAAGTCAGTACGCACTAGCTAGGCCCCGAAAGGGGCCTTTTTTTTGTTTCGTCGAAATAGCCTAAACTATCGGTACCAGGTAAAACTGAGATCCCGGCAAATCGGAGTTTAGAAAATGGCACGTAATAAACAATCATCTAAGAAAAAAGCACCAGATAGTCCAGCTGGCAAAACCTCCAAAAAAGTACCAAAAACCAAGAAGCCACCGGCCAAGGCGAAAGCTAAAACCAAGCCGAAGGCCGCGCCGCGCAAGGCTCCCATCAAGCCAGAAGATAAACCCCTAACAGACAAAGAACAATTGTTTGTGTCGTGGTATGTGTCCGATATTGTCAACTGCAATGCTACCGAAGCGGCAAGACGAGCTGGTTACTCGGGGACTGAAAACAGTATTCGAGTGACCGCCTGCAAGCTGTTAACAAAAGCTAACGTGCGTAAGGCCGTGGATGCTGAGCTTAAGGCCGCAACCAATAGCGCTGGCGTGACAGTAGAATCCACGTTGCGCAAGCTGGCAGAGATCAGGGAGCGGGCCATCGAGGCGGAACAGTACGGGCCGGCGGCCAAGGCGGCGGAGCTACAGGGTAAATACCTAAAAATGTTCACTGACAAGATTGAGCACACCGTCACCATGGATCAAATGAGTATGGATGATCTGGTGCGGCTGGCAGAACTACTGGCTCAGGAGGCGGGCATTGATATCCGTAAACTCTTTACAGGCAAGTGATCCGGTCACCGCGCTTTGTTTAGTGCTTCAGGAGATCCGCCGGCGTACGGAGCGGGCGAAGCTGTCCGCACTGTATCCGGATGAAGGACCGTTGCGGCGTGAGCTGTACGTCAAACACCTCAAAATGTTGGCAGCGGGAGCAAAACACCAGGAGCGCGTGGCACTGGGTGGAAACCGGGTAGGTAAGACTATGGGCATTGGCGGCTATGAGACAGCGCTGCACCTGACCGGGTTATATCCGCACTGGTGGCAGGGCCACCGGTTTAACAAACCAATCCTGGTCTGGGCTGCTGGCACTAAGGCCGTTAAGACCAGGGATACAAATCAAAAAATGCTCATTGGCGCACTATCCAGGTCAACAGGTTCCACGGTTGCCGGTGGCGGCCTCATTCCCGGCGCAAAAATCGGAAGACTGACCAGGAAGTCAGGCGTAGCCGACGCGGTGGACCAGGCCGTGATTGTCCATAAGGACGGTTATGAAAACATGGTCACATTTAAAAGTTATGAAGAGGGCCGCACAAGTTTCGAGTCGGAAGCGGTTGACTTTATTTGGCTTGATGAGGAACCGCCGAAGGCTGTTTATGATGAGTGCAAAATGAGGATACTTACGACACGCGGCCGCATTCTAGCGACGTTCACGCCGCTGGAGGGCATGACCGAGTGCATACTTTCGCTGCTGGAGGGGACAGATATCTTATGAGAGCGCCAACACAAATACACTGTAGCGACTGCCAGGGCCGGCTGACTCGCGCTGAGATCCTTTACAACGACGGCAGCTGTGACCGCTGCGACCGGCTGCGTGTTGAAGCGCAACGCCGGCGGGATCTGGAAGCCAGGTTGTCAGGACCGGTAAATAGGTCAGTCGCTCGAAATGAGTAAATACATTGATCTGATCGGTTGGGAAGATGTACCGCATCTCCAGCCGCCACACATTACAAAGCAAGAGTTGGACGATTTAGAGCGCGATATGTTGCCACATCAAAAACAGGCTAGGCGCACTGGCCGTCCAAGCCTGGGCGCCGGCGCAATCTACCCAGTGGACTACGATAACCTGGTGTGCGATCCGTTCCGGATCCCGGAGTTTTGGGAACGGGCGTGGGCTATTGATGTTGGATGGAGGCGCACGGCCGCCCTGGTGGGCGCGAAGGATCCCGATACTGACGTGTACTATCTCACACATGAGTACTATGTGGGCGAGGCCAAGCCACTGGAGCACAGTTTCGGAATTAAGGCGATATTGCCGTGGCCAGACCTGGCCGGCGCCATGGACCCGGCGGCCAAGGGGTCAAATCAAAAGGACGGGTCTAAACTCAAGGAGGAATACGAGGACTTGGGCCTGGAGCTGGTAAAAGCGGATAATGCTGTTCACGCCGGCATCCACCGTGTTTTAACGTTGATGCAAGGTGGCCAGCTAAAAGTATTTTCCACTCTGGTTTATTGGAAAAAAGAACATTCCCTGTATCGCCGGGACGCGAAGGGAAAAATAGTAAAAGAAAATGATCACCTGATGGACTGCACGCGGTACCTGCTCAAAACAGACGATCTGTTTACGACCAGGCCCATGTCAGACCTACATAACGAAATTCGCGGGGAATGGTAATGACCAAGAAAGCTAACGAAGTGCCGGACAATGCGCTGATGATCGAGGAGGGAGACGAGGAGCTGCAAACCTCGGAGGAGCTGACCGAAGAGGAGCAGGATGATCTGATGCTGGCACGGATCCGCGAACGCTACGAGACCATGTATACCTTCTGGCAGCGCATCCACAAGGACGGACGTAAGGACGATAAATTTATTGCCGGTGATCATTGGCCAGAGCAGATCAAACAGGACCGGGAGGAAGAAGGCCGGCCGGTGCTGACTTATAACTTGCTGCCGGCGTTCGTGCGCCAGATCACCAACCGGATACGCCAGGAGCGGCCACGGCCGCGCGTGGTGCCGGTGGAAACCAGCAAAGAGGGCAAGCTGCCAGTATTCACCAACATGGCCGGCAACAAGGATTACAGTGTTGCAGACGTGATGACCGGGCTATTGCGTCAAATCGAACACGAAAGTCGCGCTGACCAGTGCTATGACACCGCGACCAAGCACGCAGCTGATCACGGGTTCGGGTTTTTCTATTTGATCCCGGAAGAGGATCCGCGTGATCCGTTCGTGCAGTCATTGCGGTATTACCGCGTTAAGGACAGCTATACCGTGCTCCTGGATCCATCGGCACAAGAGGCGGACTACCGCGACTCTCAGGACGGGATTATTTATACCCGTGTGTCCAGATCCGCGTTTAAACACAAATACCCGGACACGGAGGCGGTAAGCTTCGATTACGAGCACGCGAACATCGGCGACTGGTACACCGCTGACGATATCCTGGTGGTGCAGTACTTCTACATTGATTATCAGGACGATCATGTGGTGAAAATGTCCAACGGCATGACACATTACCTGTCTGACGTTGAAGATATCCTGGACGATATTAAGCGCGAAACCGGCGTCCACATCATCAAAAGGCCCGACGGTACCGAGATGAAAAAGGCGGTCAAGCGGCCGGTATGTATGTGGTTAAAGTGTACCGCTCACGACATCCTGGACCGGGCCGAGCTGCCGTTTTCGGCCATCCCGATCTTCCCGGTATTTGGTGAGGAGCTGGTGATCGAGGGTGAGGCCAGGTATGAATCCGCGATCCGCCACGCCCTGGATGCGCAAATGTCATATAACTACTGGCGCACGGCGGCGGCTGAGTCTGTGGCACTGGCTCCTAAAGCGCCGTGGGTGCTGACGTCAGCGCAGATCAAGGGCCACGAACGGTTATGGAATAAAGCGAACAAGTCAAACGTTCCGTTTCTCACGTACAACCACAAAGATGGTGTTGCTCAACCGCAAAGACAGTTCCCTGGTTCCATGCCGGCGGCAGAGCTGCAAAACGCTATGCAGGACGGGTCAGACATGCAGGCGATTATCGGTCTACATGACGCATCCCTGGGCCGCGAGGGAAACGAGAAATCAGGCAAGGCGATCATTGCCCGCCAAAGCCAGGGCAATACCTCCACGTTCCAATTCCCGGACAACCTGACGCGCGCGATCAACCAGTGCACGCGCCTGGCCGTGGAAGCTATCCCGCGCTTATACGACACGCAGCGGGTAGTCAGGATCCGCAACAATGACGACACCGAGGACTTCATCGAGCTGAATAAAACGTTCATCGATGAAAAAACCCAAAAAGAGCATGTCGTTCACGACCTGGGTGTGGTGATGTATGACGTGGTCATGGAAACCGGCACCAGCTACGCAACGCAGCGCCAGGAGGCGGCAGACCTGCAAATGGAAATGCTGAAGATCCTGGGACCGGATAAAGCGTCAAACATCATCCATCTGATTGTCCGTAACCTGGGGGTGCCTGGATCCGAGGAGGTTTACGAGATCCTGCGTAAAATGCTGCCTGATGCGCTCAAGACACCAGAGGAGCGCGAGGCCGATCTACCTCCCGGTATCACTCTGGATGACAACGGCCAGCCGGTAGATGCCGAGGGCAACCCGTGGACGCCACCGCCAACGGTTGAGCAACAGATCGCGATGAAGCAACAGGAGGTTGACCAGGCCAAGGCAGACGCCGAGAAGGCCACCGCTGAAGCCAAGATGGCCACCGCCGAGGCTGACAAGATTCAGGCACAGGCCAAGATCGAGGACGCCAAAGTCAAGCAAGCCAAAGCGGCGGCGGAAATGGAAAGCCTGCGAGTTGGACAGGAGGGTGACCAGCAAACCCCATCTGTTGATATGGGCGAGATTGAGCAGATCATCAAGCGTGCTTTCGAGGAGCACAACGCGAACCCCAACGCCCACAAGCAAGTGACCGAGGACATGATCGCTAACGCCATCGTGGAAGCGTTAACCCGCGTCAAGGCTTATGTCGATAATCAGGTGGACCAGGTAGGTGCCGGCATCGATGAAGATCTTGAGCTGGTGGGGGTGGATGAAAACGGTCAGGAGGTCACGCGCACCAAAGCCAACGGTAAGGCCGCCGGGAAGTCGTCCGCCGGTACCGGGAGCAACACACCCAAGATTGAAGTAAACTTAGGCAAGCCGGCGCCCTCTCGTGTTGACCATAAGTATGATGCCGCCGGGAATCTTGTCTCTTCCACTCCAATTTATGAGGAATCCTAATGGCTACAGCATCCGAAGTTAAAGCCGGCCTTGACGATATATCGACCATCATTCGAACGGCCCGACAAAAGGCGCAGCAATGCAAAGCAATTTATGCACAACAAGCCGCTATATTGGTAGCGTTGCCGACCACATACGCAGATTTAATTTCTACCATTGACGGCTATACACCGGATAATGATTTTGAAGCATTAGCGAAAGCTGAAAAGGCAGTTTTACAAACTGAGTTTCTTGCACTCCGGACAAAGCTGCAAACAGCCGAAACCGATTTAGACGCCATTGATTTCTCGGTATAACAACTCATGCCCTTACCTGCATCAAGCGGCTACGCGACATTCACGCCGCAATTGCCAAGTGCTATTCAAACGGATTGGCGGGGCGTGGGGATTATAACGAGCGCGGCGACAGAATTTTGGGCCGAGGCGGAAAACGTAGACCCCAGGCGTGCGCGCTACGCTAATGATTCAGGACCGACAGAAATAGCCGGCGGTCCAATATTTTACGATTACGCCACGCAGGTTTTTGCTTTCGTCTATTTTATATCGATGCCAACCACCAGCGGTCCAACCATTCGCGTTTATCCTCCGAAAGCTGGAAATGATCTATATGCAACTAGTGACACGTTCGGATCAGACAATGCGTTCGACTCGGGTTGGGAAGCGTTCCTGCCGCTTGTCGAGAACCCGGAAGACAGCGCGCCGCAGTTTCTTGACCTGACAGCCAATGGAAACCACGGTACCGCCGGCGGCACGATATTGGACAGCCAGAAAACCACTGGCGGGCCAATCAATATCGCAGTAAATATCAATAGCAATCAGTATATTCAAATTGGTACTGGCCACGGACTGACAAATCAATTCTCGTGGTCTGCGTGGTACACCAACAGTGCCGGCATTACCGTCGCCACCCCGTTCCCAAAAGTGATTTACTTCGACGCTGACAACTTTATGGAATTGCGCACCGCGACACGCCATGAGTATGCGGCAACAAACACTGGTAATCTTACGCCTGTCTGGTCTGGCGCCGAATGCATGGGTGAGGCTATCGACAGCTCGGGCAACGGCGCACGGTATTTGGATGGTGTTGAAGCTACGTTCACCGTGGGCACGCCGGCGCTAACAAGTAAGGCCATCCAGTTCCCTCAAAACAGTACGGAAAGCCTCGACGGCACAGGCGAGGCGATGATCGAAGTGCACAACGTGGTCAGGGACGCGGATTGGATGGCCTACAATTACACCATGCTGGATGATATCGCCACGTACATGGGCGCGCTATCGTGGACGCCAGGCGCGGGCGGTGGGGGAAATAACGTGGCCGGACACTTCCGGAACTACCAACGTATGAGGGCGTTTTAATGATCCTACGACAAGCAACATCTCAGGCCGTGCGGTTTGGTCCGTTCCTGGATTCAACCGACGCGGTGACGCCTGAAACCGGGCTGACCATAGCGCAAGCTGACATGCAGCTATCGAAAGATGGCGCCGCCTTCGCGCAAAAGAACGCCGCCGGTAATGCCACTCACGACACCGACGGCTGGTATTCCACGACACTGGACACGACCGATACCGGGACGGTGGGCGAGTTGATACTTCAGGTTAACGTCACTGGCGCCGGTCCTGTGTGGGTCCGCTGGTACGTGGTGGAGGAGGCCGTTTACGATGCACTGTATGCCGCTAGTGCTGCCGGGTATAACGCGGTGGCGCCCCTGGATGCCGCCGGCGTCCGTGCAGCTGTTGGCCTGGCATCGGCTGACCTGGATACCCAACTTGGCAACCTGGCCACCGCTGCCGCGCTGGCAACCGTGGACAGCAATGTGGATTCAATCCTAGCTGACACTGGGACTGATGGCGTGGCGATATCCAGCGCTACGGCCAACCAGATAGCAGACCACATCCTCCGCCGGCCTTTGGCCAGTGCCAGGGCGTCCGGTGACGGCGATACGGTAGGATTTCGCTCACTGCTGGGCGCCGCGTCCAAACTGGTTAACCGGGTGGCCGTCTCCGGTACCGATCTGCTCACCTATGCAGAGAACGACACCACGGCCATAGGCACGCAGGCGATAACAACCAACGCCAGCGCCGAACCCATCACGGAGCTTGATACCGCTTAATGTCTTTACGTCCTGACGTTACCGGCGTCGGCATATCGGCGCCGCCTCCGCCTCCAGTTATCGGGGGCTTTCATGTTTTTGGCTTCATGGGTTTGTGGGTAAGTCATGCCGACACGTCGGTAATACCTCCCGAGCCACCGCTAACCAGGATGGGCGACTCACGCACCAGGGCAAAAGAGCCGGTAGATTTCGGTTATTACCAGTGGAAGTATGGCCGGGTAAAACCGGATCAGGCGCTGGAAGCTGATCAGGATCTGGAAACGCTCGAGCATTTCATCGATGAGGCAGAACAGGCTAGGATCGAGTCGGAAAACCGGCACGGCCGTATTCTTGCCAAGCTGGAACAAAAGCGCCTGGCGGCTGATATCGACGCCGCCAAGGCTGAACGATTGGAGTTAGACGCAGAGCTGGCAGTACTGCGGGACAATATCGTCCAGGCCAAGGAAGCCATCGAGTTGGTGAGGCTAACAAAACGACGCCAGGCCATGGCCACAGCGGCCATTCTGGCGACACTAGAACTGTTATTTTGAGGGTAAAATAATGTGTAAAGAAAAATCTTACTTTGGCCTGTCCGGCGTGCAGCTGGTGGCCATTCTGTTAGTGATTGGGGCGGGGGTGGTATGCGCTCTAACCGGGTGTGAAAGCCTGGTGACGAAAGCGAAGGAGCGAAACTATGACCTGGTGATTGCTACCCAGTTTGCCACGCTCAAGTACTGCGAGGGCGAGGATAACCGGATTGACTCCGACAAAGCACACCGGGTGTATGAGCGCGCAGAGAAGATCCAGGGCTACATTGATAAATCGGCATCCATGACCGTGGCGGATCTGGAAGCGTACCTGGTGGATCAAGTCCCCTGGGAGACGTATTCACCAGCTGACGCACTGGCGGCCAGGGCGTTTATCACGTTCCTGGGGGATGAGCTGGAAGCCAAGGCCACTATCGTGGATACCAACGGTCAGATCGTACAGCGCGCCGAGGACGTTCGTGTGGTGGCCGCCTTCATTGTCGAGACTGTCACCAGTACACTGGAGCCGTACCTATGAGCCAGAATAACAATAAACAACAGGTCATTGGTTACCGCGTCAGCGTAAAAGCCTTTCAAGCCGTCTGCCAGCGCCTGGCGCAATTACCTTACAGTCAGGTGGCCGACGTGTTCCAACTGCTGGATCAGGAAAGTAAGCCGATTCACCAGGCGCCAGCAGACCAGACAGCGCCTAATCCTGGCCCTGAGAATAACCAGGAACAGCCTCAAGGCAAGAAGTCCAAAAAGCTCAATTAAGGCAAAAGTTGCAATTTTAATCAAAGAGGGCCTAAACTTATGGCACAGAAACCAGCACAGCCTGAGAACGCCTTTCAGGAAGTCCCACGGGCACCTGATGACGTTATAGAAACCACCGACTCCTTTGTGGCTGAAGAAGTCGAGAAACCTACCAAAGCCAAGGCCGCAGCGTCCGAAGATGAGGACAGCTCGAACCCTTCAGATTCGGCACCTGATACCAAAAAGCAGAATCGCAGCAACTACCAAGAGCGCAAGCTTCGACGGTTGGAGCGTAAATATGCTGAGGCAACAAACGAAGTCACCAGCACCAAGGCGGAGCTGGCCGAGATGCGCGAGGAGCTGGCCGAACTAAAGGCCGCTATCAAAACGACATCCAAGGCCACACCGGAACCGAAGCTGGAAGACTTCAAAACCCCGCAGGAATACGCGAAAGCGTTTGCCAAATGGGAGGCCGATCAATCGGCTGAACCACCACCTCGCAAGAAACCCGAGACCAAGAAGCCGCCCGCGAAAACACCCCCAAAAACGGAAGACATGCCGGAAGACATCCGCGCATTTCATGAGCGTGGAAAGGGAAAGTTTGGGGACGAATTCATGGAAGCTTTGGGGGAGTCGGTCGCAGTCAATCAGGCCATGGCCGAATACATGATGGACCATGACCTCGGACCGGATATTTATATCCACCTGGCAAACAACCCCGAGGAAAGCATCAAGATTTACAACTCTTCGGAGCGTCGGGCCATGAAGATGCTGGACGCACTGGCCGAAAAGGCCACCAAGGGTGAGCTGGATATCCCCGAGGATGGCGAGTTCCAGTATGAGGAAGAAGGTAACGATCATCAGGACGATGATGAGGAAGAACAACAGCAGCCGGCCGGCAAGGCGCCAGCCAAGGGACGCACTGAAACCAAGGCGAAGAAGCCACCGGGAACAACTCGGGAAAAGGGGACAGTGAAGCCCAACAAGGACTTGGAAACCATGGACATGGACGATTATGTGGCCATGCGCCGCAAGCAGGAGGCAGACGCAGCACGATTTTAACCGGGGCCATAGGCCCTTTTAGGAGGGCCTTTCAATGGCTAACGCACTGATAACACCCAGCATCATAGCCCGCGAGGCTCTGTTTCAGCTGGAAAACAACTGCATCATGGCGAACCTGGTTCACCGCCAGTACAAAAAAGAATTTGTGAAAGTCGGTGAGTCCATTTCAATTCGCAAACCTGTTCAGTTCCTGGTAAGCGACGGCGCCACGCTCGACCTACAGGACGTCAAAGAAAGTTCCACGCCGTTCACTGTTGACCAACGTAAACACGTTGCGTGGCAGTTCTCGTCCCAAGATCTGACCATGACCATCGAGGACTACAGCGAACGGTACATCAAGCCCGCTATGATTGGATTGGCCAACCAAGTGGACACGTATCTGTGTCAAGTCGGCGCAGAGCAGTTTTTTCACCGCGTTGGTACCCCTGGCACCGCACCTGACGAGTTCTCCGACTTGGCCGACGTAGCACAACGCATGGACGAAGCGGCTATTCCGGACGATGGAAGCCGGCGCCTGGTGCTGAACCCGAAAGGACGGTGGGCCTTGGCTAACGGCCTGGGTGGTACTGGTTCTGGTGGTATCTACAATGCCGATATCGTCCACAGCATGGTCCGACGTGGCCACCTGGGGCAGATCGCGAACTTTGATATCTTCGGTACCCAGAACATCCGCCGACACACCACCGGTACCTATTCCGGCACCCCCCTTGTCAACGATGCCAGCTTTACCGACAACACCAATGTGGTGGCGTTCGACGGCATGACAGGTTCTGTAACTGATGCGATTAAAGCTGGTGATGTTTTTACTCTCGCTGGGGTAAATGCGGTGAACCCAATCAGCAAGGAAGATTTGGGATATCTGCAACAGTTCGTTGCTCTGACCGACGTGGATACCACAAGTGGTGCAGGTAATATTACTGTATACCCGACTATCAACGCCGGGACCGCTACGGGCTTTGAGGCTTACCAGAACGTCACGGCTGTTCCGGCTGATAACGCCGCAATAACTATTGTTGGTACCGCTGCCACTGCCTACACGCAAAACCTGGCTTTCCATAAAAATGCCCTGGCACTGGTGACCTGTCCGCTGGAAATGCCGGACTCTGCCAGCTTCAAGGCGCGCGCAACCTGGCGCGGTTTGTCGATCCGGGTCATTAAGGATTACGATATCACCAACGACCGGGAAATCATCCGGTTGGATATCTTTTATGGAGCTAAGGCCATTTATCCGGAACTGGGCGTAAGGGTTGACGGTTAAGCATGGCCAATGAACTCCTAAAACCGGGGGGTGTGACGCCCCCCCATAATCAGGAAGTCAAAACCATGGCTAAAAAAACCGATCAAGAAAAAGTAAGCCGTAAGTGGCTATATTCTCCCGACTGCCCAGAGGGCAGGATCTTTGAAGGTGCCGACGCCATCGCGGACGCTGAAGAGGATGGATGGGTGGATACTCCGGCGAAACTAAAATCTGATAACGGTGGCAAAGGAAAAGCCGCCAATGGTAATAACCGCAAGAAATCTAATTGAGCGCGCGCTGCGCTTAATCAATGTACCGGGTCGCGGGGCACGCCTTCGCGAGCCGGCCCTTTCTGAAGCCTTCGAGGCATTAAACGAACTGCTGGCAAGTGAAGCCGTATCGGACATGTTTGTTCCGGGGATACGGAAACATTTCTTTTCCCTGGATTCCTCCAAAGCCATCTACAAGTATGGTGTCGGACCATCTGCAGATCTTCGCTCTGATAACTTCGACGATAACCCGGCTCCAGTCCGGATAGAGTCCGCAGTCATTCGTTGCAGTGGATCGATCACAAACAACGAAGAGGTGGACGAATACCGCTTCGAGAATGTGGGTGGCTGGACAGAGTCCGGCGCCGCATCGATCACGAATAACCAGGCAGACCTGGCCGGCGTATCGTCAATATCGCAGGTGCTGGGATTAACCGACGGGATCACCTACACGGTCACGCTGTATATCGCGGTCAACTCGGGCAGTGCAACGCTACAGATCCAGGGCGACGGCTCCGACGTTTTAAACCGGGTACTGGATGCCTCCGGTTATTACGAGTTTGACTTTGCTTTCACCGGTACCACCTCCAGTGTGAGCGTGACCACCACCGCCAGTGATGATGTATCGCTTACCTCCCTATCCATTGTTCAGCGCGGCCTGGACCGGCTGGAGCTATCAACGGCCGGGTATGACAACCCGGTAAGCTCGATGACACAGCTCGAGTACAACAACATTCCGAGCAAGAACGACGGGGGCACGCCTTGCCGGTACCTGTACGTCAG